ATTAAATTAACAGAATTTACTTTATCTATGGGTGGATTGGCAGCTACTTTTGCTAACATACTAGCAACTGCACAAGAAATGGGAGAAAATTTTCAACAAAATGGGGATTTTATGAAAGCAATTAGTGAACCTTATGGTAATTTATATCAAGTAGAACCAGGAGGTACCGGATTTGTATATGAATTACCATGGTTACTTTCAAATGGATCTAATATAAGAACAGTAACAAATACTTGGAGTCCTGTTGGAAGTAATGGTTCTAGTGACCAAAGTACAAGTAGCACTAGCAATTTTTCTAAGGCTGTTGCAACATTGGGTGGTTTAGCTCTTGGCGCAATTACTCCAGGTGTTGGAACAGAACAAATACAAAAATTTGATTCTACTTCACCATATTCATTAACAATAAAATTTCCTCTATATAATACATTTTCAATAAAAGATACTCAAGATAATTTTCATTTTGTAAATTTAATTACATATCAAAATTTAAAAAATAGAACATCACTGGCAACTTATGTTCCTCCTTCTGTATATGAAGTTGAAAGCGATGCTCTTGGTGGTGTTTATATGCCACTAGCTATAGTATCAGAATTAAAAATAGATAGTATTGGAACTACCAGAAGAATGAAAGAAATAATACAAGGTCAATCTTTATTAATTCCAGAAGCATACATGATTAGCATAACCTTAAAAGAATTATTACCTCAAAGTGCTAATATTTTTCAAGGAACCATGGGAGCAAATGATAAAGTAAACGTTACTAGCACAGCAAGAGAGTCTTTTGCTGGACTAATCGATCAAGGAGTTATTCGATGAGGAAATTAAAACCATGAAAAAAAAAGATATACCAGAAATTAATACTAGTTTATTTAAATTTGAAAATTATTTTAATGTATATGAAAATGAAAGCGGAATTAGATTTTTCAATTTATTAAAAAATATATCTATATTTCCAGCAGAAAATAGTGAAGCAGAAGATGAATATATAACAGCATATACAGATACATGGTATTCTATTGCTTATAAATATTATAATAATTTAAATCTTTGGTGGATTATATGTTTATATAATAAAGAAATAAATCCATTTAAACAGTTAAAATTTAATACATCTATCAAATTATTAAAACCGCAATATGTTAATTTAGTTATATCTGAATTACAAAAACAAGCGTAAAATATGCCGAAAAAAATTATAAATGTTCCTGAAATAGATAATGAGGAAATGTTGGTTGATGGAGATTTTTTTAAAGGAAACGAAAATCTTTTAAGGGGAAATGCTACATTAAAATGGACAAAAGAGATGGAGGAAGATTTGAAGATTTGTAGAAAAAGCATTCTTCATTTTGCTGAAAGTCATTTTTATATTGTTACATTAGATGATGGAAAAAGAAAAATAGAATTATATAAATTTCAAAAAAAGTTATTAAAATCATTTAAGGCTAATAGATTTAATATTGTTTGTGCTAGTAGACAGGTAGGAAAAAGTACATGTATAACCATGTATGCACTTTGGTTAGTTTGTTTTTTTGATGATAAAAGAATAACAATTGTTGCTAACAAGGCAGATACAGCAGAAGAAATATTTGGAAGAATAAGAATGGCATTTGAAGGACTCCCTCTTTATTTAAAACCATCGGTTAAATCTTGGAGAAAAAACGGTTTTAATTTAGCTAATGGATCAGCAATACAAGTTAGCACAACATCATCAGCCGGTCCTCGCGGTTCCACTAGTAACCTTTTATTGATAGACGAGATGGCTCACTGTCCAAATGAAGTTATGAAAGAGCTTTGGAAGTCTGCTATTCCTATTATTTCTTCTTCTAAAAATTCACAAATAATTGTTATCAGTACTCCTAATGGAACTGATAACAAATTCTACGAATTATATAAAGAAGCACAAAAAACAGATAGTGAATGGAACTTAGAAATGGTTCACTGGGAAGATGTTCCTGGTCGAGATGAAGCCTGGAAAAAATCTACAATAGAACAGCTTGGTTCTGAACAAGATTTTGAACAGGAATTTGGAAACCAATTTTTCACCAAAGGAAAAACTGTAGTAGATCCTAAGTTATTAGAAGATTTAAAGGCCAAATGTAAAGAGCCTGTTTTAGTTTTAGATGAAGGTTGTTATAAAATTTTTGATCTTCCAAAAGAGAATGATTTTTTTATAGTGGGTGTTGATGTTGGAGAGGGAATTGGTAGATCAAATACAGTAGTTCAAATAATGAATGTTTCTAACCTACAGAACATAAAACAATCTGCTATATATGTTAATAATCAAATAAGTCCTTATCATTTTGGAACAAGATTAATGGGTATTTTAAATGATTGGGGAAGACCTCCTGTTTTAGTTGAAAATAACAACAGCGGACAACAGGTATTAGATGTTCTTGGTAAAATACATAATTATGAAAATATTGTTTGTTATAGTGCAGAAGGAATGAGTAAACACTACAACAATGATAATAGATTAGGAATTCATAGCCATACCAATACAAAATACAGAGGAACTTCTAATTTAAGATATTGGATAAATTCTTTAAATGCTGTGGAATTTTATGAGTTAGATACTTTATTAGAAATTAATAACTTTATTCAACACCCCAATTATACATATAGCAAAAGAACAAATGATGATTTTGATGATCGTGTTTTTGCTTTGATATGGGGTCTTTTTATTTTAGATCCATCAGTTGTTGAAAAGTATTTTTATATTCATGATGTTGATGATCAGGGAAGACCATTAAAAATGAAACCATTTGTTAATAATTCTGATTTGTTAAAACAAAGTTCTCTTTTTTATGGAAAAAGTAATATTTATAAAAAAACCTTAAATAATTATACACCACTAAGTTATATAGGAAAACAAGATATTGTAGAAGATTCTAATGAAAGTTATGAATTATTAAATTGGATTAGTAACTTGTGGGAACCTACTTCTGATATAAATAGTAAAGAGAAAAACAATAAAAATAATAATTTAGAAGAAACCAATAACAGCCCAATAATACTTTTTTAATAATATATGAATCAATCTATTTTAAATAAATCAAGAAATGATAAATTTCATTTTCTTTTTGGATTACCTCCAGCAGTAAAAAAATTAGGTCTTTCTGAACCATTAATGAAAAATGATTTTAATGAAGATAAAATAGAACTTTCTGTTATTAGTATGTCTGTTCCGGACATTTCAATTCCGTCGGTTTCATTAGGATACGGAGGACAATCATATAAAACAAGCTCATTTTCTAGACCAGATTATCCTGCATTGGATATTAAATTTTTTCTAGATAATGGTTATCATAATTATTATATTTTATGGAGATGGTTAAATTTATTTAATGATTCAAAATATTCTACTTCTGAAATAGTAACAACCGATTCTTTACCCCATGATCCTTCATTTGAATTGAAAAATCCATTTTCTGAGTATATAACAACTCTTTCTATTTTAGTATTAGATGAATATAATAATAAACTTTTAAAATTTGTATATGAAGATGCATTTATAACATCATTGGGTGGTATAAATTATTCTTATCAAGATGGAGTAGAAATAACAGGATCTGCTTCTTTTGGATACAATCAATTCCATGTAGAATTCCTACATAATGTTAATAAATGTGCTGCTAATTGTAATGATGAATTATGAGTGAATATTTGGGTGAAATTGTTAATATATCTAATCAAAGTTATCAAATTAGAATAACTTTACATAATGTTAATACCAAAAAACCTTTTTTTGTTCCATTTTCTGCTGTAAATGAGCTTGTAATTCAAGAAGATATGGTTAATTGGTGGACAAAGGGATGGATTAGTATTCAAAACGATTTTGAGATAATAGAAAGAGGAAATCCTCTCGTAAGAACCAAAGATCCGAATAATGACAAAAAAAGTATTAAAGAAGGTTTATTTAATTTCAGACAAGATGCAAGGAATAAAATCAATATAAGAATAGCAACTTTAGTGGATAAAAAAATAGATGCAATTACTTTAAAAGATACTGATTGGACTATGGATTTTGATTTTATTATTACTGAAGCAGAAGACATAGATACAAATAGTGTTACTTCTAAAATTAGAAAATTTTATCTTATAGATGAAAGATATCAAATATTTTCTGAAAGAAATATACCTTGGTCTACTTCTACACACGGACCAGCATCTAATTCAGGAAAACCTCCATATCAATTAACGGATAAAGAGAGAGAAATGCATCCAAATGATGCTATAAAATCTATAATAAAAACAGCTGCTTGTAATAATTTTGATTCAATTGAATCATCAACCTTATTTGTTGGTTTTGATGGAAATGGTTCTATAGAAGATCCAAATATTCCTTTGGATAATATTGATAATGAAATATGGAATACATCACAATCACCCGATTCAAATGTTTTTTATACATCACCAGCAAATTGTTCTGTAATGGATGATTTGGATTTTATGTTGAATCATGCAATAGGAAAGGATGGAGATCCTGTTTTTTTAAGATTACATAGATATACAAAAAAATGGGAACTTGTGTCTCTTGTTGATTATTTTAAAGGAGCCAAACAATTAGAACGCCTTCTTATAAATGATGGAGTAGAAACCAATCCTGCTAGTTATCTTAGTAGAGCACCACTGAATTCTAATGATCCTAAAATTATAAATTTTTTTAGTACAAAAGCTTCTATTATCACTAACTACAAGTATTCACAAATGAGTCCTGTAGATGAAATGCAAATTACTAATAGACCAATACATAAATATGATTTTTCTACAGGAACATATAGCATATTTGCACAAGAAAATAAAGCAATGGAAGTTTATGATAAAATAAAATCTTTTGCAAAAACTGGAAATCTTTTTAGTCATTCAATAGAAGGATCAGATGGACAAATATGGGGAAATGTAAATAAAACAAAATCAGAAGGATTAACTATAAAGAATAATTTTTATAATCAAGGAACAAATAGTTTAAATCTTATAAAAATGATAAAAGATTTTGTTTTTTTAAATCAATGCATATATTTTCAAAATAATGGTTTAACACTCAGATCACCAGGCAATTTTATTTTTATAGATAAGACAGATTCGGGTGATAAAAACACATTTGATGATAGATTTTTAGGACAATGGTTAGTAACAAAAGTAACTCACTATTTTAGTAAGGATGCTTATTTAACTGATGTATATGCATCTAAAATAGACGGAGTAAATAAACATTGGGATATTAAAGATACTAAACAATATTAAAAATAATTATGAATATGGATTTTTTTAAAAAAAGATTAGATGAAACAAGAATAAAACAACTTCAATCATCAAATAATAATCCAATGCCAAATACTGGTCAGATGGTTAGAAATTTTGGACAAAGTGTTACTAGAAATCTTGTGAGTGTTACAAGAGGAAACGAATTAAGAGTAGATGAAGTTGAGGCTGATAAAAGATTAGATATTTGTAAAGGTTGTGAATTTTTTGATTCTTTATCTCAAAGATGTTCTAAATGCGGATGTTATTTAACTGTTAAAACTTATTTGAAAGCAGAACATTGTCCAGTTAATAAGTGGTAAACTATGATATAGTATATAAGTATTAATATATATTATGGCTACTGTTATAACTATAACAAATCCAGAGGGTGG